GGCACATGTGCGACGCATGCGACGCCGAGATCGAGTTGGCGGCGGGACGCAAACCGGCGGCAACGAGCGGAGCCGCATCGTGAGCACCTCCCAGCTCTACGCCGACGTGCACGAAACCATCGCCCCGTGGCGATCCAACGGCATGCGGCCGCCAACCGCATGGTGGTTGCTCACCGGCATAACCGATTGCGACGTCTCGTGGTTCCGCGTCGAGCAGTACATGTCCGCATGGCTCGCCTCGCGCGAAGCCCCCCACTCCAACGCGTCGGATAGGTGATGAAAGCGCGCCGCTTCGACTTTTACCCCGATGATTGGCTCGCCGGCACAATGGCGCTCTCGATCGAAGAGCGCGGCGTCTACATAACTGCGATTTCGGCCATCTACAGCGCGCAAAAGTCCGTGAAAATTTCGCATCTGCGGGCGCTTTGCCCGATGCATGGCAATTCGTTTAATTCCATACTCTTACGCCTCGTCCAGAGTGGCAAACTGTCGCGAAAAGGCGACGAAATCCATTCGAAACGCTGTCGAAACGAGATCGAAAAGGCTCTGAAACGGGTTCGAAACGCCGTTGAAAACGGCAAGAAAGGCGGACGGCCACAAGCGAAATCAAATGGTTACGATACCGAAGAGGTTTCCGATCCGCTTAAGCTACCACGCGCGCGTCTTTCTTCACCTTCACCACCACCCTTAAAAGAAAAGAAAGAAGAACCCCCCCCATTATCCCCCCCCGTTCCGGTGGGGGACTTTGACGGATGGTGGCGAACATATCCGAATAAGGTGGGGAAAAGGGCAGCCCATGCTGCCTACGGTAGAGCCATGGCCAGGGCGCCGCCAGACCAGATCAACGCCGGCCTGCATCGCTATCTCGTTGAAAAACCTCCCGAACGATCTTGGTGCAACCCCGCTACCTGGCTCAACCAAGACCGCTGGCTAGACCAACCCGCACCAACCCCCACGGTGAGCAAATATGGCAGAAATCAACGACTTTCCCCATCCGACGCCCTCTTCCTCGGCGCCGCAAGAGCCGCTGACGCCGTGGAACGTCGAGACCGTGAAGCCGCAGCGAGAGCGTGCTGCCCTGATTGCCCGCCTGCTCAACCACTTCTGGACCGCTGCTGACCATCCCGCCGTCCGCCAAGCACAAATCGAGGACTGGCTCGACGACCTCCGCGAGTTCGATTACGCCGAAATCGCCGACGCTTGCCGGGACTGGCGCCGCGGTCACACCAAGCGACCCACCATCGCCGAAATCCGTAACCTCTGCCGCGAAGCTAAACGCCAGCCAGCGCCGGCAAAAACCGACATGGACGAGTATGCTCAAAGCGTCGGATGGCGCGACAACGCCGAGCGAATGCAAGCCATCGCCGACAGCAATTGGCGTAAACGCCAACGCGACGCTCAACTCGGACCCATGCCCGTTCCAACCAAACCCGCGCCCTATCGGCCCCCCACGGCCGAAGATATCGCCTACGTCGAACAGCTCGTCGCCAAAAACCTGCCGCGTATCCCGAGCCACCCAGACGACATCAACCAACCGCCAATCTACGGGTGAAAACCATGCCGCAAGCCGCTATCGACGCACCCTCAATAGCTCGAAGACAGCACAACCGCATCACCCGCGACCGGCAGCAGATCACCGACACCGCAGGACGCATCGGAGTGCCCTGGAGAGCCGAAGGATTGCTGGCCAAGCTCGAACGCAACGGCAGCATCACAGCGGCGCAGAGAGCCGCCGGCGAGCAATTCCACAGCCTGTTCAGAGCCGCCGCCAGCGACCCGCTGAAGGCCACAGACCCGTCGCGAACCCACGTCAGCGGCGCCCGGCCTATGGCTCAGCCCATGGGCTCCCTCTGGGCCAAGACGTCGTTGGATCGCGCTATCGACGCCCTCGGCGGCCTTGCGTCACCAGCAGGCTCCTGCGCCTGGCACGTGCTCGGGAATGACTGCAGCATGCGCGACTTCGCACTGCGACGTTCGTGGTGCGGCACCCCAGTGCAGGACCACGTCGCCAAAGGCGTGCTGCTGTCAACGCTGGGTACACTTCAACACCACTTCCGGATGTAGAAAAGCCTTGACTTACGCCACAAACTCTCCGCAATGGAAGCAGGCTGTGACTCCTGCCCGTAAGCGCGGCGGCCAAACCCTATATTCCGAAGAGATCGCCGAAGAAATCTGCCAGCGTATCGCCGCAGGCGAAAGCCTCGTCTCTATCGGCGCCGATCCTCGCATGCCCTCCGACACCACGATCGAACGATGGGGTGAAATAGACAGTGAAGAGCGTCCTGGCTTTTCGGGGAGGTACGCGCGAGCGCGGGAACGGTGCTTGCGCCGATTAGCTGATGAAGCTTTGGTCATCGCTGATAAACCGTGTCTTTTCAATGGGATACCAGACAACGCGCTTGTGCAGCAGGCGCGGCTGCAGATCGACACACGCAAGTGGTACTTATCCAAGCTTCTGCCGCGCCAGTTCGGTGACAAAGTCACCCAGGAGCTGACGGGCGACCCGGATCGGCCGCTGGTTACGATGATCCAGTTGGTGCCGGTGGCGCCGAAGCGGCTGCCTAAGCCGGATGACGACGAGTAGCTGTCCGCAACATGCTTGCAACACGGCAAAATACGCACCGCATTATCAATAGGTTATGCTACGAATAGCGGATAGGGATTCCCCTGCTCCCTCGCGCGCGTAACTAAAAGGCAACCCCATGGCAGCCAACCCGATCGTCGAAGCCCCGAAGAAAGCCACCACCACCAAGGCGCCTCAGCCCAGCAAGCCCCCCGTCCACCGCTCCCCCTCAGTGAAGGCAGCCCGGCCCCGCAGCAACCCGCGGGGCAGGTGACGGGGCCGGGCCACCCCCTGACAGGATTGGTTCCATGTCGGCGGCTGACGGCCCCATACCGTATGCAGGCTTAGCCACCACCCCCCGAATATTTTTTTTCCGCAATCCCCCACAAGTTTCCGTCACTAACACCACCACCACCACAACCGTGGTTGGTGTCACTAGCGGAGCCACCATGTGTCATTGGCAGCCCTTGTCGTCAGCATATCGGTGATGGTGGTGACGGTGACGGCAGGCGGTGCGGTGGTGATACCCTTCACCTCGATGAGCAACTGCACCACGGCGCTACCGTACGTGCTGAAGCAGGCGTCGGTGTCGGCGGCCTTCTGCGTTGACACCAGCCGGGTGCCGGTGCGGTGAGTGGGGGGCTGCTGCGGGTAGTGCTTCTGTTGGTGGCTGGGGCGTTTATTATTGCTGCGCTCTCCTATCTGGGCATTCCGGCGGGCAGGTGGTCTTTATGACGCCGCGGGGTTGGTCGGGCGGGTTAGCGGAGTGGACCGATGGGGATACCGCTTACCTTTCGATAGCGTTTACCTGGAAGTTGGACGACGCGTATCAGCGGGCGAACTGGTATCGCGCTCTCGGCTACAGGGTGCGGGCGGGCGGTCCCGGCATTTTCACCCGGAAGCATTATCTTGCTGATGTTGCCGAGCTGGGCGGCGACTGCCCCGATGCCGTCGCGAGGCACAATCCGGCGGCGACGTTTGCGAGCCGTGGCTGCCCGGTCGGGTGTTGGTTTTGCATTGTGCCGAAGATGGAGGGGCGGGAGTTTACCCTGATGCCGGATTTCCCGGTGCGGCCGATCCTTTGCGACAACAACCTGTCTGCGTTGCCGGCGGACTACCAAGACCACGTTGTCAGCCGGTACAAAGCCGCCGGGGTTCCGTTACTGGATGCGAACAGCGGGTTCGAGCCCCGCACTTTTGATGGCGAAGTGTATGCCCGCTGGCGCGGGATCAACCGCGGCCCTTGGCGGTTTGCTTACGATGATCAGGCCGAGCGGCCTTATGTCGAGCGGGTGATGCGGATGCTCAGGCCTGTTCCGGCGCGCAAAAAGCGGGTTTATGTGTTGATTGGCAACGAGCCGATGGCGGCGTGCGTTGAGCGGTTGAAAGAGGTGATTGCGTGGGGTGGCGAGCCGCATGCGCAGCCGTACATCAAGCTGAATGCGTTGCAGAAGAAGCCGCATGTCCGTTTTGACTGGACGGCTGCCAGCCTGCGCGACACGGCCCGGTGGGCCAACCGGTATCTGTGGAAGTATTGCACGTTGGACGAATACCGGCGCGGTGCCAAGAGCAGCCGTGACGATCGCTATGATGCGGCGACGGGTTTGTTTGCATGACGGCGCAGTCGATCGAGCTTCCGGAGAAGCTGATCCCGGTCTTCTCGGGGGAGGCGCTGTACCGCGGCGCGTGGGGCGGC